AATGCTACATCTGCTGCACTTGGAGCGTTGGTTGGTGAGTTGAGTGAAACAACATTACCGCCTGAGTGTTTTAGTGAAATTTTAGACATTATGATGCTATCTCCATAAGAACTATAGAAGAAGTACCTGAGACGTGTTCCATTGCAGTTGACGTTTCTGGTCTGTTAACACGACAATTATGACTTCCGTTATCAAAAAGATAAACATAAATTTTATAATCTATTGCTTGTGTTGTAGCAGGATTATCTAAAAATTGAATTGATCTACAATCTGTATTGTATGTGACGTTATCATCATATAAACCACCAACAGCACCTCTGTTACCACCACCACCAACGTCATCAGCTAGAGCGTCAGACTCAACATAAGCAGCACCATTAACACTTCTCATTACTTTAAAAGCTGCACCTTCTCCAACAGCCGAATTACCAGCAGTTAAAGTAGCCATAACTAAAATTTTATTAGATGCCGATGTTGGTGTAATTTGTTTGGTGACAGAAGTGGCATGCCACCCTCTTGTAGTAAATGATTCTGTAATAGCAGTGAAAAGAAAAGCCTGTGTTTGAACTATCTCTCCTGTTTGGTGAGTTCTTTTTGCTTTTGTAACTGCATTATCAGCTAAAGTATCTGTGTCGATAACGCCATTAGGTAAACCGCCTACCGATAAACCTGAGATTGTTCCGTTTCCGTTAATGATTACTGCCATAACTATAAGATAACTAAGATTGCGTTGTTTGGCACGGTTACTTCTTTACCTGGATCTATTGTAGGCGATACTGTAATCGCATTTTTACCAGACGTTAAAGTATAGTTTTCTGTAATACTTTGGCCTGTTTCCAAGAACACCTCATCTGTGCCGCCACCAGTAGCTCCAGCACCCCCTCCGATAGCACCCCAACCTGTACTTGCATATCCTTCAAATTGATTTAATTCGTTATTATATCTGAACATTCCAACAGCAGGACTCCCATCTCTTGCTGCTGTATTTCCTACAGGTAATGTAATTGATGAAGTTACATTGAATGTCTGTCTCGCAGTAAATGTATTTGCGGTGGCTAAATCAGCATGACCAAAGTTGGCTTCGTTTATTTTTCCAAGAACAACATAAGTCGCAGTATCACTTGAAACTGATGTTGCTATTTTTAGTTCATTAGTCGTTGTATTTATATGAGGCTGAAATTGAGAGATATTAGCTGCACCTGTTGGATCGCCACTTCCACTACTTATTGTTCTTAATGCTTGAAGTATTTCATTTAACTTTTGACGTACCTGTGCACCCGTTCCATTGGAGGTATTATAATTATTACCCGTTTCACTGGTAGTGCCTGTTGGTCTAGCCATTATCGAAAAGCAATTTTGATCTTATTCTACTATTGATTTCCAAAACCGACAGCCGTATATGAGAAATTCTTACTAATCGAAGCATTAGAACTATTTTTAAATTCGATTGTAAAGCCCGTTCCACTAATATTTGTTACCTCAAAATAATCTCCAGAAGCTAAATTATTTGCGTTAATATTTATAGCGGGCAAGTTACTGTTAGCTCCTAACAAGGCTGCCGTACCAGTAAAAAATGGCTTGTCAAAAGTATAGGCTGTAGCT